AACATACGTAGTATCTATACCGACTTACGTGCTCTTTATGACAAACACAACGTTGCTGGTATCACAGCATCGCAAACAAACCGTGAAGGTGGCGCGTCAGAAGTTGCCACAATGATGCACGCTGCCGACAACATCGAAAAAGTACGTATTGCTGACCTGGTAATAACGATCAACAAAACCGAAGAAGAAGAAGCGAAAGGAGAGGCTCGTCTCTACTTTGCTGGTTCGCGTAACCAGCAGGGAGGGATCAGCATTCGCGTTAAACAAAACCTCGAACAAATGCGCTTCATTGAGCGAATCTTAGACGTTACCTAAAAAATAAGCGTGGAGAACACCTCCACGCTTGATTCATTGGTGAAACAACTTTTCTTTTGCCAAACCACAAAAGAAAAACACATGAGCCTTTATGTTATATCAACATTTAGGTTGGTCACAATATTGCCTGTTAAAAGTGGAATTATCGTGAGCGAGCTGAAAGAGCTAATTGCCGAATTAGATTTTGAACAATGGTTGGATACTGAAGGTATCGTTTATCGACGTGGAGGCGTGAGTGCTCGCGGTCGTGAAGTGAATATCAAAGAGTGTCCGGTATGCGGCAGCTCCAACTGGAAGGTATATTTCAATCTGACCAGTGGCGTCGGTAAATGCTTCGCTGGTGATCATCCCGAAGAGATTCAGTTCAATAAGCTGGTCTTCCTCAAGCACTACAGCGGCAAATCACGACGACAGTTCGAGGAATATGTGCAGAACGCCCTTCTTTCCCAGGGGTGGGCACCAAAGAAAGAAGAGCTAGTGCTTGCAAGCACAGTCGAGTTAGAGGGGCCAGTTGCACTCCCTCGTCATTACGAGCTTCCTATAGATGGCCGTCTTCCAGACTATCTGGTTGAACGAAACATATCACCTGAAATGGCAAAGTATTTTGACCTACGATACTGCGTCGAAGGCAAGCACGCTTATGTAGATCCGTATACAGATCAGGTTAAAGGACAGATATTCGATATGCGAATACTGATACCGGTTTACGATCTGGATGGGGTAATGAAGACATTTCAGGGGCGAGACATTACCGGTACAGCTGAACGTCGCTACCTCTTTCCTATGCAGCTTCCAGCTTCAGGTAAGTTTCTCTACAACGGCCATAATGCGGTCGGCAAACAGACTGTAGTTGTCTGTGAGGGGGCGTTCGATGTTATGGGAGTTAAACGAGCTATTTTTGATGAAGAAACATTACGTGATTACGTGGAACCGATAGGAACGTTCGGGATGCATCTATCTGGTAACACCACTCAGGATGCAGAAGATCAGTTGGGCGCGTTCCTGACGCTCAAGGCGCGTGGATTACGTAATGTGATCATGATGTGGGATAGTGAAAAGCAAGCTATACGCAACACTATGGCCGCAGCCAGGCGACTGACCAGTATTGGTCTTAATGTCAAAGTAGCATGTTTGGGCGAGGAAGGACTCGACCCAGGCGATGCAACGCCAGAACAAGTTATCAAAGCCTATTATCGGGCAAAACCGTATACCAAACAGTTGGAGTTGCAAAGCAAGGTTTTGGGCATTAAGGCGCTATCGTAACAAGTGCCGCTAAAATAAGTAGATGATTACTTATCTTTCTGTAAGAATACTTTCATCTGTTAGCTAGGAGTTGGTATGAAAGACGAAATTCAGAAATTAGCCTGCGACATCATTGATAAAACTGGTTTAGAAATCAGCGAGAGCAATCGACTAGACATCATTGAAAAAGCGGTAAAAACAGCAATGGATCATATCGCCACTCGTTTGGTTGAGATCCCGCTACCAGGGCTACCTTATCTGAAAGTTGAGTTACACGTATGGGGTGAACCTTCTTGTGCACGGCGTTCTGCATTAGTTGTTTTTATTAGCAAAGAAAACCCGCTCAGTCTTAAAGTGCAGGTTGGTGCATGGATGGATGGCAAAGTGATCTACACAAATACCGTTTTTTGTCTTTCAAACGACGAAACTATTGAAGCGGCCATTCAAGAAGCAGTTCTAGCAATGCGCAGCAGCGGTTTGATGAAGAATAACTACGAAGAGTACTTGCGTTCGATAAGTGGTGAAAAGACATTATCTCTGAAAGCAGATTTCGTTACCCCGAAAAACCTGTTGGAAGTCTTGCTTAATAAAGGGGCTAATGATGCCGTAAATGTAATCAGAGAGAGTGAGTATGCGTCTCTTTGCGACATGTGCAAAAGCCAGTTGGATCTGGTGCATATCGTTATTGATGCTGGGAAGGCATGTGATGGCGTAATGGCGGAATTTGCTTGGAAGGTGGTCAGGATTGCTAACGAATTACCGATGATAGAGCAAGAGGCCAAATCATACGCCACCAATCATGTCACAGAGCTTCTTGTCCCCTATCGCTTAGAAAGCAATCAGCGCAAGATGGTTAGCTGGGGAAGTTGGTAATCTCTCCGCGCGTCGTTTTTTACGCAAATAACGATAGGTAAGTACAAGATTATTTATGGCGGTAGTTGTGAAAGCTGATTTGTCAAAAATCCCTTCTATTTCAGGAAATAACGGTTATTCACTTCGTTGTGAGGAAGTAAAGATAAACGGTGAGTCGGCATATTGCAGCTATTCCGTTTGCCAGCACACCATTCTTGCCTTCAAAGAAAACCGTCTTCCTCGAACTTCTTTCCAGTCGTGCGCAACCGCTATTAAAGCAGGCAAATGCAAGGCGTTAAAAATGATGGTTGAAGAGATTCGTAAAGGAGAATCTCTGTATTTCGAAGATATGACCACGCTCATTAAGGAGGTTGAAGAACGGAATAAACAAGCCAGAACTATAAAACGAAAACGTGACAGTGTAACGATTAATAGCATGGTTAAGAAGAGCACCACATCACAAACAGCGATCACTGACGTGTATGCGGCGTTGCTTGAAGAAACAACAAAAGAAACACATGAGCAAATCGATCAACATATGGAGGCAAAACAACAATGAAAAAGTTGATCGCACTTAAGCATAAGCTGGACGAAATGAAAGCTATGGGAACCAATGCAAAAAAAGAGGCATTGGCCAACATGGATGACTTCGAGCAAAGCATGGTTTCATTGATGCTCAACCCTTTCATCCGTTTTGGGGTAAAGAAATACAAAGTGGCAGAGCCGCTTAGTGAGTCCGTCCCAAGTGACGAAAAAGCCATTGATATACTGAATAAGCTGGCCTCTCGCGAGCTGACGGGGAACGCAGCAATAGCTGCTGTTGAGTCTATCGTGGCGTCAATGTGCGCCGATGGGCAGGACGTGTTCCGTCGTTTCCTCTTAAAAGACCCGAAAGCGGGTGTTGGGATTAGCCTATGCAACAAGGTTTTTGAAAATCCCATTCCGAAATTTGAGGTGCAGCTGGCGTCACCGTATAAAGAAAAAGGCGACAAATACCCCTTCAAGCCAAATCCTAAAGCAAAATGGCCGATGATTGGCAGCCTTAAGCTCGATGGTTTGCGAGTAATTTGCGAGGTTATTGTTGACGAGGAAGAGGTGAACTTCCTTTCTCGTACTGGTAATCCAATCACGTCTCTCGATCACCTAAAGCCAGCCATGCTCGAATTAGGCAAACTTTCAGGCCACAAACACATCTTCTTCGATGGTGAAGGAACAGCCGGTTCATTTAACCAGTCCGTATCTGCATTGCGCAAAAAGAACGTGCAGGCAATTGGCGCTATTTATCATGTTTTCGACTTCTTCCTACCGGAATGGCGGGCACAGGCTAAATCCAAAGAGTATGCAAAGACAGGTATGAAGCTGAAAGAGCGCCTGGCTATTCTCGTGGCGTTGTTCAAAAACGATCGCAGTGAAGACTACGCGCAAGACATTCACCTACATCCGTTCTACATCATCCATAGCCACGAAGACTTCATCGAACGCTTCATGAAACGCCTGGACGATAACGAAGAAGGGGAGATGGGCAAAGATCCGAACTCTGTTTACGAGTTTAAACGTACCCGCAGCTGGTGGAAGTTAAAAGACGAAGATTCAGAAGATGGTGAAATTATCGATTTTGAGCCGGGCGACCCGGACTCTGGTTTTGCCAACACGCTTGGAAAAATTGTTATTCGTCTTGAAAACGGCGTCATCGTTCGTGCGAGTGGCATTAAGCATAAATATCTGGACGAGATCTGGAACAACAAAGAGAAGTACCGTGGTCGTATTGTCGAGGTTCATTGTCACGAGAAAACACCTGATGGCAGCTTACGCCACCCACGACTGAAATGGCCGCGTTGCTTACGCGATACCGAAGATCGAATCGGAGATAAAGAATGATCGTATTAAGTAAACGGGAGAAAGAAACGCTTCATGAAATAAGTAAGTGGCCGGAGTTCCCTGAGTACTGGAAGCCTAAAACGCGAGCTAAGTTAGAGCGGTTAGGGTTGGTTGCAAACGTTTCTGAAACGTGGTGTTCGGCCAACTACCAGTTAACTGATAAAGGGAAAGTATTGCTACAGCAATTAGTAGAATCAGGAGCGTTAAAATGATTCCATACATCTCATTAGCTTTTATGGGTGGCTTCCTTATCGGCTTCGGCATCTGTCGTGATTTAATTAAGCAGGAACTTAAAACCAAAACACTGTGCATCGGAAAGCGTGTGTATCGGGTAGTTCATGAAACAAAGGTTAGAAAATGAGCAATTTAACTTCTTGGGACTGGTGGTTGGCCACCTATTTCTTAGCGGCCGGAGTCGCATTCGCCTTTTACGTAGGTCAGTTAGTCGTAAAACTGCTGCTGATTAAATTTGCTAGTCATAAACGTATCGATGATGGTCTGTGGCGTCTTGGCACCCTGGTGGAAACTCGCTACGGGCAACTTAAGGAGAACGAAACCATTACTATCCAAGCGAAACGATTCACTGCCACCATCACAAGAACACCTAGTCGTAGAGTGGCCTTGATCAAAAAAGTCACAACCGAATAAAAACACAACAATAAGTATTTACTTACTTATCTTTTATGTATAAGATGACTTTGTTTTCGTTGAGACGCGACTGTTTGAACTTAAATACAAGTGCAAACGAAGAAGTCTATCTGGCAGTAGCCTAATAAGCCAAACACCAGCGAGGTCAGTTTCCAGCCTCGTTACCGAAATGGGACACACTGAGCGAGTGTGATTGCAGAACGCAGGAGGGAACATGAGTGTTCCCTCCGATGAAGTAACAGAATGGGCGGTCGGTATATTTTCAACTCCATATGACTCCCGGATTCTTAGCCTCTGACCGCCCATCCTGTTACGTCATTTTGTTCAATTATGTCGTTTATACTGGGTTAAAAAGCGGCGACGTAGCCCGGCTGGTATGGTTAGCCAGCACACAACGTTGAGGCCATTACATTTTTATCAATTCTAAGGTTCTATTCACAGAGATACCGGCGAGCGTTGATATGTAACATGTTGGGCAAACATTCAATCGGAGTAGTGGCCTCAACGTTGTGAAGACAGGATTGTTGTGTAGGTTTAACCACTGTTGCCATTGGTGCCTGTTTTCACAACAAATGATTCCATACATCACATTGTATAAATTACAAAGTAGGTGCTGTCCTCAGAAACATCATCTACTTAAAGATTTTGCCTTCTACTATTGAGCGAAGTCGAAAGCGTCTGGCACTAACGAAAAGTGCAAGTAGCGGTGCGTTTCCTGGCAGAAACTAAACCGTCGCGATTGGCACTGTTGAGTAATAAATACTGGCAGTGCCGAATTGATGGTGTAGCTCAGCGGTAGAGCAGTTGGCTGTTAACCAACTGGTCGGTGGTTCGAATCCACCCACCATCGCCAATTTAGGGGAGTTAGTCCGTAGAGGTAGCGGTGTAGACTGTAAATCTACTGTCATTGCGACTCGGGTGGTTCGACTCCATCACTCCCCACCAAATTGCCGGTTTAGCTCAGTTGGTAGAGCAGTCGCCTTGTAAGCGAATGGTCGGCGGTTCGAATCCGTTAACCGGCACCAACACAACAGGAAAGAGCATTGAGAACCGCCGAGACTGCCCTGTTTTAAGCGTAAGTCCGTGCAAACGTCATACAGTGCTCTTTTCGTTGTGGTGAATGCGGCTAAGCGCACGCGGGGAAATGGTTATATTGATCCTTTGTGATGACTATTGGCTCCGTCCACGGTGGATAACCAGCCAAAGGACACCGGGAAGCCCCCGGCACCACAACAACTGGAGAGTAGGGAGCATGGTGCTCAAGCGGTCTTGAAAACCGTCCCATTGCGCAAGCGATGATGGTTCGATTCCATTACTCTCCGCCAGACACAGCGTTGAGCGGTTTGGCCTTTTAATCACCCAGATTAAGACTCCGCTAACATAAACCAGACCGCTCAACGCTGTGATAGACAATTGCGGCAGACGTTCTTAACCATAGCTTGCTAACATCCTAGCAACACTTTTTTCAGCGCAAATAATTAAAGGGGCTTCGGCCCCTTTTTGCTTAGTTGAAATCCAAAGAATCAAGTTCTGCTTTAAATTTATCGACAATTTTCTCAACTTCAACAACAATTTCATCAATCACCTTTTCTTTGTGTTGATTAGAGTTGAGTGCTAAATAGGCATTTTCTAACTTATACATAGACAGACTATTTTTAATCTCATCAGCGAATCTATTGGTGAAACCATTGGTTAACAGAATACCTTTCTCTCGGGGGGGAATAGGATACTTATCGTTGAGTTTTATTAGCCTCTTTAAATGTTTTTCATCCTTGATCACCCTCACTTTATTACCTGCGATTCTAAGCTCCCAGCCTATAAAACCAAGTAACAAAGAGTTGAACTCAGCTACTTTATCGGCTGCATTTTCCATCCTCAGCTCAATGCTGTTTCGCATATGCATAGGTAGGTCATTAAATCTTTGAAGCAAATGTTGTCGGCAGGGGTTGTTGTAAGACCACAGAATTGCGAACGTAGCCCTTAAATGACGATATCTTGAATCGATTTTAGGGGTCTCACGACCTCGAACCATTTCTTCAACATAAAACTCTACATCTTTTCGGTATTCGTTATCAAATATCACAGCAGCATAAGAGTCCAAATAATGAACTTTCGATATTGCTTCTTCAAAAAAAAGTTGGCCTTCGAAGAAGTTATACTTGCTTAGCAGGCTGTAAAGCCTCTTTGCGTCATAGGTTTTATTAGTGTCAATATTAAGGCCGAATGTAGCTATCAGCAGGCTTACATTAGGACTAATGCTGTTGCGCAGCTGTTCTATGTAAGCTCTCTTTTCATAATCGGCTGATGACGGCGAATAGAAGTCTTTATCTAAATAATCAAGAATTAAAACTATGTGGTTAATATATTTAATGTAAACGGAGTTTTTGGTTACATGGTAATAAATAGCCTTGATGAGATTCGTTCCCAGTTTTGCATTAAGTTCCCTATCATCCTGCAAGGTCTTGTTAACATCCTCAAGTAATCTATTATGCTGTTCAAGTAATATGCCGTACCATTCCTTAAAAGAGGCTTTTTTCATTTCAAGGAGTGAAGCTGCCGTCAGCCTAGTGGCCCTCATTGCTGCCTTTGCACTATGCCTTGCCTCGTAAGCGGCCCATGCTGTGGCGAAAAATGCAAGTGAAGTGGCAAGTGTACCTATGACCTCTACGTTTTCCTTGACGGTATCCCAGAAAATAATCATCACTGTCCCAAGTATGAGGATTAACAAAACAGGCATTTTATCAGTGTCTTTGGTTAATTTTGAAACTGAATGATACCTAATCGACCATACCATTTCAGCTAGTTTAAAGCTGTCTTGCCGTTTCTAATGTGTCAACCTCACAAAGCCATTTCTGCTTAGTAACCAAACACATTAAATAGGTAATGACTCACCTATTCATTTTAGCTATAGTCACGACACTTACTCACTTGAAAGGACTCTATATGGGAAACAAACGTAAACAGGCGCGTCGCGCAGCTCGTCAGGCAGTGAAGCCAAAGCCACGCATCCACGGCTACGAAATTGACACAATCATCGTTAATGAACAGCAGTTGCACGAGGTGAAGTGATGAAAGTCGTTATCTACGGACGAGATAACTGCTCATACTGCAAACGTGCGGTTGAGCTGGCGAAGCAACTAAAGGGACATGGCTACGGTGATTATGAGTACATCGACATCACCACTGCCGGTATCGACAAGGAAAAACTAAGTGAAATTGTTGATAAACCGGTAGAGACTATCCCCCAGGTGCTGATCGATGGCCAGCCGATTGGCGGATACACAGAACTGGCTGCATACGTCAGCACCCTCTGATTTTAACGGCTCACAGGAGCCGTTTTTTATTCCCCACCAAACTCACTCCTGTTTACCTTAAAATTTAAAAAACGACGTCTAAATGATTCCATACCTACTATGTATGGAATCATTAGTGAAAATGAGTTACTTTTACTCTTGATCCTATAAGAATCTATGCCTAATATACTGTTTACTTATACAGTGCATCGGCGTAACTCGGTGATTGTCATATGAAAAATAGCTTTGACAGAGCACGCGCTGCGGAGAACACCTCAAAAGAGGCGATAGAGTATCTCGAAAGAGCATCTCAAATGCAGGCCGTTATGATCTCCCAGGTCAGCAATGACATGAGATTCTCGGACGCATTCATGTTATTCACTCGCTTATCTCTGCTGATAACCAGACGTCGGCCAGAGATCGCTGTTCATTGTATTTTGATACATGTTTTGCCGCACATTGCCGATGTAAAAGTAAGTGACATTAATAGGTTCATGGTGAACCAACTGGTCAACCCACTAATACTGGATGGCAAAATTGTTATGGGCCGCCGCGTTTTCTCTCTGATGAAGCAGTTCCTTAGCTGGTGCGCCTTCCAGGGGATGATAGACGTGTCACCGTTAAACGATATGTCACTTAACAAAGTTGCCGGTGGCGCAAAGCCCACACCTCGCGAGCGGAAGCTGACCGACGCAGAGGTATGGGTGTTCTGGAATATATGGGACTACTTCAATGTGTGTGCTGGTACAAAATGGGCGGCCAGGCTATGTCTTGTATCCGCAAGACGACCTGACGAAGTACTGCGGGCTAAAAAAAGTGAGTTCAATCTTAAGCGTGGGGTTTGGAATCAAGGCAAGAGGAACAAATCTGCCCGTGAGCATTCTCTGCCTTTAAGCTCATTAATGCGCACTTGTATTGAAGAGTTGTTCGAATATGGTAAAGACAGCCAGTGGCTCGTGCCTTCGAATAAAAAAATCGGGAAAGACCTTCCTATGTCTAAAGTGGCAATAGCCCAGGCATTACGTCGTATTCTGGAACGACCAGAACTGATGGAGCTTGAGCCATTTACACCCCGAGATTTGCGCCGTACTGCGCGTAGTTACTTCCCAGCATTAGGCATAAGCCAGGAGGTATCACGTAAAATCATGAACCACAGTCTTGAGGGGATAGATCGGGTCTACGACCGGCACGATTATATGGACGAGATGCGAGACGCCTTAGAAAGTTTCTCGACGTACATCGCATCAATCGTAGAGCAACCGGATTTAGACGAAATTGACCACAAATTTAAGGGAGATCGTCTATCAACAGAGCTTATTCGTGTAAATTTTTCATAGAGACTTTATGGCCTCAACAACCTTTTGTGATGCGCCTTTCTCTTTACCGAATCGCTCGTTATATGCAGCAAGAACCTGTTTTTCGTCCTCGTTAAGAGGAGCAGTGCCTTCTTTGTATAAAAATGCTGCGAGTTCGGGTTGGCGTTCTTCCAGCACCATCATCATAAGACGACTTGGCTCAATACCCAGTGCCAGCGCCAGCGGACGAACCTTATCGATAGGCAAAGGAATTTTGCCGCTTTTAATTAAAGAAAGGTTGTTGGCGTTTTTATACCCAATTGTTTTGGCTATCTGGGCCTGGCTCATAGGTGAGGATTCAATCAACCCTGCGATAAAAGCAGCGTAGCGACTTTCTATAAATTCAATCTTGTTATCAGACATGGTTACAACCTTTGCGCGTTCAATTCTCTCTGGTAAGTGCTTACCGATATTACATCAAAGGTTAGGGTTGTAAAGCTATTATCATTTTTTTCGATAGGCACTTAAAAGACCGGTTAAAGGCCATTGCACGGAGAAAAATTAGCCAAAAATAGGTAAGAAAATCAACTTGCATATGATATGAATGTATTCAGTATTGATACAAATTTTAGTAGTATTCCTTACCATAGTATAAGTTAGAATGGATTGATTGAATGAACACCACTATTTCCAGCCTAATCGCTCTTGAGATCGGACACGTACAGAAATTAGTTGATGAGTGTGTAGCTGACATCCTCACCGATCTACCGAATGAGCAGATTCAGGTTGGTGTGAATGACACAACTGGATTTATATTCGAACTTAACAACAAACGCTTCACGCTTCTCAATACCGGCTCCGGGTCTTTAGCCGTCAGAATCTGTTAACCCCTCTTCTCCCTGCGCGAATGGCTTAGTTCCCTGTTCGCGCAGTGCTACATTAAACACACTAGTAAATAATTTGTTTTCATAACAAAGGATTAGCCATGTCTAAAAAACGTTCCATCAAAGAGGTTCAGGACTTCCGTGACAGTGTAAAACGAGTAGTCGCTCTCCTTTCAGGTAAAAACATCCCTGTTGCAGAACGAGGGGACGACGCTTATGTACGCTATAACGATGATGGAGAGCCAATTCTCGTAAACATCCCATCAATCCCGGATAACGCAACACCGGCATTGATGAATGCTGTGCGCGGATTTCTCGATCATGAGGTTGCTCACATTTTGTTTACCGATATTCGTGTGTCCAACAAAATGAGAGAAAAAGGACGCGTTCCTTCCTGGTCGCTATGGAATGCCTTAGAAGACGTGTTCATCGAGCGAAAAATGGGTCAGGTCTTTAACGGAACAAGACGTAATCTGATGGCAACTCAGCGCCTTATAATCGAAAAAGTCTTTAAACCAAAGGCTTCAGAGGCTATTGCTTATTGTGGCAAAGATCAGCGCGCGCTTTTTCTAAACTTCTTTCTCTGTCCGGTTGTAAGAGCCTGGGATGGCCAAGCACCGTTCGTAGATTTCATGGATGAATATTGGCCTGTCATTGAGAAACCAATTTCATTATTAAAAGAACATGGTATCGATGTGGCCGTGCGTAACATGTCTTGCACCGAGGATTGTGTAAAGGTGGCTGCGACCATAGCTAAGATCCTCAAAGACACTGAAAGTGAAAGCAAAGGTAAGGAGTCAGCTACGGGAAAAACTTCCGATCCTTCAGACGCTGACCAGACGGATGCCTCTGGAGAAAACAATGAAGACAACGAAGATCATGAGACACCCTCAGCGTTAGATAATCACAAATCTATCAAATCAGAATCACACAGTAAGCACAAACATGATAATAACGACGATGATGATTCAGATAATTCTGAATCATCAGAAACAATATTCGATGATACAGAAAATGATAAAGAGGTATCAGATTCTGATGCTTCTGATAACGCGGTGTCAGAATCATTTACCGCTGACCACGAAAAAAGAAAAACGACAGAAGACGGCTCTTCAGATATCCCAACTCCGTCAAAAATGAGTCTGGAAGAGGCTTTAGAGGAGCTGGATAGCATAGAAGATGAAGTCGGAGGCATGACAGAAGATGCTCTATCCGAAACGATTAAAAGCGAGTTAACAGAAAGCTCGAAAAGCGAATACAGGCCATACAATCGCTCATACGACTTCATCGGCTCGATTGATCAGGCAGAAGCCCATATCAAACGGCTTATTAAAACATTCTCCGATATTGATTTAGGAGGATGTCCAATCAGCCGCTATCGCATCGTTCCTGAAGGCAACCAGCTCTTCGACAAATATATTGAAAAGCATCTTTCGTCAGGTGTTTCGTCGACGCTGGCAAAAGACCTGGAGCGAGCAATAGCAAGCAGAAACAGAGTTCAGTTTATACCGGGCCAGCGTCGGGGGCGCATTCATGGTTCTAGTATCTACAGATTAGCAATGAATGATGATCGCGTGTTTCGTAAAAAAGAAGAATCTAAAGCCGTTAACGCCTGTGTTCAGCAAGTGATTGATTTATCAGGTTCAATGAGTGGCGAAACGATAAAACTAGCTCTTGCAAGTGCATATACCATCGCCGATGCCCTTGATCGAATAAATGTTCCCAACATTATCACCGGCTTCACTACATTTGGTAGTCATATGGCGGCAGGAGAACTTAAGGCTGTCAAGTATGAGTTCTCTCGCTTTGAATCTTTAATGCTACCTATCATCAAAAATTGGAATGAAAAGGTAAATTCTCGCGAAGTTCGCTCACGTATGGGGTGCGTAGGCTACACATTCCCACTTCTTAATAACGTGGATGGTGAAAGCATAGCCAGCCTTGCATCGTTATTTTCCGGTCGCATGGAGGACAGGAAGATCATGCTTGTTCTGAGTGATGGCGAGCCGTGGGCTGTTGGGAGAGGTTTTGACGCTCATTTGCGTTCGGTTGCGAAGCAAATTGAAACGCAGACTGACATTGATTTGATGGCAATTGGCATCATGACTGACGCACCGGAGAGATTTTACTCAAATCATGCCCTGGTAACGAGCGTTGATAGTCTTGGTTCATCTGTAGTTACTGAACTATCTCGTATCATTTTAAAGTGAACAAAACAGCCTTAACGATAAGTAACCACTTACGATAGATAATGATATATTTATATAAGAAGTTGAACGCTCATTAGAAAACAAAGGAAAAACGCATGACTACTACTGCACTGCAAAATGAAAAAAATCCTTCTGATTACCTTGTTTGCAAGTGGTGCGGAAAATCATTTCACTATTTTAAGTCCCATGTTGCCAATGGTAATTGCGAGGGCATTCCTGAGTCAGTAAAAGATGCCGATCCTGACACCGTACTGAAAATGTACACAACACAGTTTCCAGATGAACCAACGCTATCGAAAAAGGCACTTGATGCAATTCAAGCTAAACGTGCCGAGCAAAAAAGCGAAATGGCCAAATCATCTGGCGTGACCAGTAGCCCAGGCTACACAGGCACAGTTGAGTACAAGACAGATCTGGTCGCAGCTCACGAACTGCTAAATGTAACGGTGAAAGAACTCGGAACAAAACGTGGGACGCCGCTCATGGTTAGCGTCAACGTCAATACGCCGTTTCCAGAGTTCGTTCCAGAAGTGAAGAAGGGCTACGTATATGGCGACTTCGAACTGATCAAAGACATTTTCATGATGCTTGAACTTGGCATACCTGGCTATTTGTGGGGTCATGCAGGAACAGGCAAATCGTCATTGCCTACACAACTATGTGCTTTGCTCAATCGTCCGTTGATCCGTGCCCAACATACAGCATCAATGGAAGAGGCACATGTTACGGGGCAAATTCTGGCGCGTGATGGCTCTACGTATTTCGAGCCTGGCTTGCTTGCGCTCGCAATGAAGCATGGCTGGGTTTACCTCGCGGATGAATACGACTTTGCGTTTCCACAGATTCTTGGCGTGTATCAGCCAGTGCTGGAAGGTGAAGCGTTGGTCATCAAAGAGGCGACTCCAGAATGGCGTCGCATTACTCCGCATGAACGGTTTGCTTTCATTGGCACTGGCAACACGAACGGATCTGGTGATGAAACCGGCTTGTACCAGGGTACAAACATCCAGAACGCCGCGAACTTTTCGCGTTTTGGCATCGTTTCGAATGTGAAATACATGAGCAAAGAGGCAGAGATCAACATGTTGATAAATGCCGGTATCGTGGATGAATACGCAGAAAAGATGGTTAAGTTTGCCGGTATCGTTCGCGATGGATACGAAGAACACCTTATCAGTCAGCCAATTGGCCCTCGTGAACTTTTGTTGTCGGCCAAGATTGGAATGATGCGAGGCGACTTTGTGACAGGTATTGAGCGTTCTTTCATTAACAAACTCCCTTCAGCTTCTGCACAAGCGGCTCGTGAAGTTGTTCAAAAAATATTTGGTTGATCGTGCGTAAAGGATGTTTCGGCTCTCTTATCGCTGCTTCTGAAACTGGTAAGGCTTGTCTGGTATGTCCAGACAAGCCCGATTGTCACCAATCAGCAAAAGAAGTTGCGATTTCGATGTATGGGAAGTTCGTAGGCTTCCCCAATGACAAAATCAAAAAAACCATAAAGGTAAAAACACATGAAAGCACTGATGGTTCGAACTGACTTCTCACTTGGGGAGTCGGCTCTAAAAGCAGAAAACGCGGTGAAGATTGCCAGAGAAGCTGGCTACACCGCTGTAATTTCAGCAGATAGCATGAATATTGCGAGTGTTATTCCACTACAACGTGCCGCTGGTGACGACATGGCGGTTATTTGTGGTGTGAAACTAAATATCGTTGATGATCCCACATACGAGCACCGGGCTAAACTTGCTAAAGAATCTATGAGATGTATGGAATCATTAGAGCGGGGACGTAACTACTCGTTTACCGCTCTAATTAAAAATGAGCAAGGATATCGCGACATCTGCGAACTAATGACGGTGGCCAACACACGAGAACAGTTCTACTTTGTACCGCGTCTCTCGCTCGAACAGTTGGTTTCTACATATGCCAAAGGCAACATCATCCTGCTCACTTCCGACATCGGTAGCGTGTTCCAACGCAACGATTTTGCAAAAATCATAAGCTCACTGATTACAGCGGGCGGGAAAGACAACTTCTATAGCGTGGTTTATCCGCACCCTACCCCATTCTACGACCAGATTAACGTCCGAGCGATGAAAGTAGCCAGCGCACTGAAAATAGAGCCAGTAGCGTTCTATCCCGCTTATTACGAATCGATCGACGATGCAGACATTAAAGACATTGCGCACATGGTTACGAACAACATAAAAATCGACCAGCCGCATCGTCTGCGTATACCCCACCAGCGAGATAACGCCGTCAATGGTCGCCGCCATCTCCTTGAGGCGCTTAAAGCCTTCTCCGTTCGCATGGATGTGCCGGTAACAGCTGCAATGGCCTCAACAACGCAGGACTCCATTATCGAAGCCTGTACATGGCGCTGGCATGAATTGCCACCAGCACTGCCCAAGATGGCAGACGACGAACCTGCAACGCTGATGAAACTGGCTGTTGCAGGGCTGCGTAAACGTCTTACCACAAAAGAGTTTGGATACACACCACCGGCTTCTGAGAACAGGGTTTATGTTGAGCGACTTAAGTACGAAATGGACACGCTTACTCGCCTGGGATTTTGTGGTTACTTCCTGATGGTACGCGATCTGATGAATCACAGCCGTGAAACTGGCATTCCTGTCGGGCCTGGTCGTGGTTCCTCCGCTGGCTCTTTGGTGGCATGGTGCATAGGCATAACCAACGTCGACCCTATCCGTCACGGTCTTCTGTTTGAACGTTTCATCAACCCTGAGCGTCTCGACTTGCCAGATGCGGATTTGGACTTCAGCCAGGCACGTCGCCATGAGGTGATCGAGTATCTGAATGAACGCTACGGCGAAGATTACGTTGCAGGCATTCCGAACTTCACCTACCTGGGCGCAGCCTCTGCACTACGTGACACCGCTCGTATTTATGGTGTGGAGTCCGCAGATATGGCGGTATCAAAAGAACTGAAGAACGTCGAGGATGATAGCCTTCCATTGGAAGAGCTGCGCGAACAACTGGCAAGTCTCGACAAATACGCAACAAAATATCCTGATGCATTCAATGCAGCCTGCAAGTTACAAAGCCTTATGCGTGGCTTTGGTAGACATGCGGCAGGGATGATTGTAGCAGGTGTTCCTCTGACAGAACGTACACCGGTTGAGCGCCGTGGTGACGCGCGTTGTATCGCATTTGATAAGCGTTACTGCGAGGCTATGGGCCTAATTAAGCTGGACGTGCTTGGCCTGGCAACTCTCGATTTGCTCGATAGTGCAAAACGCTACATAAAAGAGAACACAGGTGAAGATATCAATCTTGATGCCATTTCTCTTGAAGATCGCAAGGTGCTGGATGGTTTTGCTGCAGGGTATACACAGGGCGTATTCCAGCTGGAGTCCGGCCCCATGCGCAAGCTGCTTAAAGATCTAGGCGGTGGCATTGAGCCAATGAGCTTTAAAACCGTTGTCGCCACGACCGCACTCTTCCGACCTGGCCCGATCCAATCCGGCATGTTGGACGACTATGTCTCCGTGGCCAAAGGCTTCATGGCTCCACATTCAATTCATCCGCGTCTTGAGGAAGTCACCCGGGAGACTAATGGTGTTTTGCTCTATCAGGAACAAATCATGCAAAGTTCCCGAGTACTTGCCGGGTTCTCTATGGCCGAAGCAGACGCTCTGCGTTCCGCTATCGGTAAAAAGAACATGGATAAGATGAAAGCGATCGGCAGCGATTTTGTAGAACGAGCACAAGCAGGCTGGGTGACACTGTCACTCAAAAATGGAGGTACTGTAGAGGTTCACAAACACGCAAAACTGGATTGCTCAGACGGTAAGCGTAGAAGCTACAGCGAGGCTATTAGTGACGGCATAGACTACGTGGAGATCGTCTCTGAACAAGAAGGTCTCAGTAAGGAAAAAGCCCAAGAAATATGGGACGCCTTTGAGAAGTTCGGTGGATATGCCTTCAATAAATCACACTCCGTTGCTTATTCTTTAATCAGTTATCAGTCTATGTGGCTAAAGACGCACTACCCTGCTGAGTTCTTCGCAGCTGCGCTCACCATTCTGGGCGAGGATAAGCATCAGGGGCTGGTGAAGGATGCGCTGACCTATGGCATTCGCGTATTGCCACCAGACGTTAATGTGTCATCTAACCGAATTGAGATCCGCACACTCGAAGACGGCAGTCAGGCACTGTATGCGCCATTCTCTGCTGTGAAAGGCTGTTCTGAAAATGGTTGTCAGGCAATTATGCGTGCGCGTGAGAAAGTTGGTGGCAAATTCGAGTCAGTGGCACAATTCGATGAAGCGGTCGAGAAGCGTGCATGTAACAGTCGTGTACGCGAGTCGCTTCATAAAGTAGGGGCTTTTGCGTCAATTGAGCCAGGCAGTCTGCCAGCAACTGATCCTGAACGACTGCGCGACCAGGCTGAGCTGATGGGCAATCTCATCATTGACGCTGTTAAAGCATCACGTCCGTTCGAAATGAATCCTAAGCGTTCTGCCGAAATCAACGTACTCATGACACGTATGGCGGCTGAAATGGGCTTGGGTGAGGAGTTGATACGCCCGACTATTGGTATTAAACCCAAAATCATGATCATTCTGGACAATGCGAACGGCAATGACGCTCGTACCGGCTACTTCATGGAGAACGGATACGACGACTTTAAGGCAAAACTACTGACAGTTGGAGATCTGCGCATGGGCGATCTTTATGTCACGGGTGTTTGTAAGAAGGTTAAGGACAAAGAGAAAGACTATACCAAAGACGAGATCGGCCAGTTCACCGACTTTATACGTGAAGAGATCAATCTGGTGCGTCCGACCTACATTTTGACGTGTGGTAGTCGTTCAACCGCACTATTTAACAATAAGAGTAAACCATCAGATCTGATTGGTCGTAAGGAGTACTTCCCAGAGCTTGATGCAACCGTCTTCTACGGATTTAACCCGAATATCCTGTACTTCCGACCGGAAGAAGGAGAGCGACTGGAGGCCATTCTGGCTGATATCGCGGAGACAATAAATAAGTAATAAAGAAAACCCGCCTGTTGGCGGGTTTATAAAGAATTATGGCGCTTGTTGAGGAAGTCACTCCTCTTACGCACTTTGTTTTGCCATGCCGGCAGTTAGCTTCTGCCTTTGACTATTCATGCGGCAACCCCGCATTTCGCCACAATGGGCAATTCACTTTTATGGAATAAACTGGCCGTTGTGTCGATTTAATTAGCATGGCCTTACCATGCTAATTTATTCAACTTGTACAATCCTACAAATCTATCCACTCAGGCTTACACCGTCTTCGTTATTGTAGAAATGAGGATCATCAGCGTTGAATCAGCTTAGAGCAACGACATTTGCTGCTGCTG